AGATTATGAAAAATTTAAAGAAATGTATGACTATAGAAGAAAAATTGAATACAATAAAGAAAAGATTAAAAAGAGAATAGACAAGATGTACGAAGAATTTGAATTTAACATTGTAGAAACAAAAGAAGAGGTTTTTGACCACTTCTGGGGAAATGTAAATTTAGATAGAACTAATTTAGATGAACCTCCAGCTGAATGGAAACCTCAAAATAGAAAGTTAAGGTTGTGGAATGAGTAGTTACAGAATAATGAAATTATCAAATGGTGATGAAATTATTTGTAAATTGCACGATACACAGAATGGATATTTTAAGATAGGATATCCTATGAAGATGTGTACGGTAAATACTATGGGAAAAGATGGTAAATACGAAGAAAATCTTGCACTTCGTAAGTGGGCTACATTTACTAGAGATAAAGTATTTGCAATAGAAAAAAACCAAGTCGTTCTACATTATGAAGTAAACATTGGATTATGTAAATATTACGAATATATTTTAAAAAGATATAATGAAGCTGAACGGTATAAAAATAAAAATGGTGATGAATTAAAGATTGATGATGATACTATTGAAGTAAAAAAACAAATAACTAATTTAGAAGAAACAGAATTAGAAGAATTAATTGATGAATATCAAAATGTACCTTATGATTATGATGAAACTAAACACTAATTTCAATCAATACAAGAATGAGTATAACACCGAAAAATATTTTGTCAATAGGTAATTTATTTTTTTATGTGGTTGACAATAAAATAAAATATGGTAAAGTAATGAATACAAGGAAATAATATTGGCTGCAAAAAAACAACATTATGTTAATAACAAACAATTCTTAGAAGCAATCACAGAGTGGAAAGAAACGGTAAAAGATGCAGAATCTTTAGGGGAAGAAAGACCACCAGTAACAGATTATATTGGTGAGTGTTTTTTAAAGATTGCACAACATTTATCATTCAGACCTAACTTTATCAATTATTCATATAAAGAAGAAATGATAGGTGATGGTATTGAAAACTGTTTACAGTATGTAAATAACTTTGACCCAGAGAAGTCAAAGAATCCCTTTTCATATTTTACACAAATAATATATTATGCATTTATTCGTAGAATACAAAAAGAAAAAAAACAAACACATACTAAACATAAAATAATAGAAAAAAGTATGATGGCTACTTTTGACCAAAATCCACTTGATGATACAAATTATGGTAATCAGTATATGGATTATTTACAAAAGAATATGTTACCAGCTGATGGTCAAGAGGTTTATAAAACAAGTAGTTCAAAGAAAAAAGAAACTAAAAAGAGTTTAGAAAACTTTTATGAGGAAAAATAATGTATAAAGTTTATGGCACAACAATATGTCTATATTGCGATAAGGCTGAAAACTTATTGAAAACAAAAGATTTACCCTTTGAAAAAATATATATTGACCAAGATGAAGATGCAAAAGATTATATAATAGAACAAGGGTTCAGAACAGTTCCACAGATTTGGTTAGATGACAAATGGATAGGTGGATATGATGATTTAGTAAAGTTCTTAAATAAATAAGAAAGTTAAAGGAGATAAAATGTTTAGTTTTATAACAAATATATTTAAACCAAAACCAAAAAAGATTTCAAAGTCAAGACTTATGACTATGACTAAGAGAGAGTTAGAGAATGTAGGTCGTAAACACGGTATTGAATTAGATAGAAGATATCTAAAAGATGACCTTGTTGAACAACTTTGGAAACATATAAATGGAAAGAAATAATGTATGAATATAAATGTGAAATTGTCAAGATTGTGGACGGCGACACTATTGATGTCAATATTGATTTGGGTTTCGGTACTTGGATTCATAATGAACGAATACGCCTCTATGGAATTGACACACCAGAATCAAGAACAAGAGACTTGGAAGAAAAGAAAGCTGGTCTGTACGCAAAAAAGTGTGTGGAAGGATTTATGCCAGTGGGTTCAAGTCAAGTCTTAATGACAAAGAAAGATAAGTCTGGTAAGTTTGGTAGGGTCTTAGGTGACTTTAAAATATATGATGGACAAGAAGATAGAGAAATGGGTATCGTTGAGTATATGATAAAACACAATATAGGTGTTGAATATAATGGTCAATCCAAACAACAGATTCAAGAACATCACTTACAAAATAGACAATATTTAAAATCACAAGGCGTAATAGATTAGATTATGAAGATAGCTTTAGTAACCGACACCCATTTCGGTGCTCGGAATGACCACGACCATTTCAACACATATTTTTATAAATTCTATGAGGATATATTCTTTCCTTATCTTAAACAACATAATATAGACACTTGTATTCATCTAGGTGATGTTATGGATAGAAGAAAGTTTGTGTCATACAAAACTGCAAGAGACTTCAGAGAAAAGTTTTGTGAAAGTTTTGTGACAAATGACATAAATGTGCATATGATAGTGGGCAATCACGATACATACTTTAAGAATACTAATGAAGTAAATTCACTTGATGAATTGATTGGTAGTCGTTATGAGAACATAAAGATATATTCGGAAGCAGAAACTGTTGAGTTTGATATACCTATATTTTTTCTGCCTTGGATTAATTCAACAAACTATAATAAAACACTTGAGAAAATGCAAAAGACAAAAGCTACAGTTGCAATGGGTCACCTTGAAATAAAAGGATTTGAAATGCATCACGGTTTTCCAAGTGAAACTGGTATGGATAAATCAGAGTTTAATAGATTTGATATGGTAATGTCTGGACACTTTCATAAAAAATCAGATGATGGACATATATTTTACTTAGGAACACCCTATCAAATATATTGGAATGATGATAAATGTCCAAAAGGATTTCATATATTTGATACAGAAACAAGAGAATTAGAAAGAATTGTAAACCCATACAAAATATTTAAAAAAGTTTATTATGATGATTCTAATGGTCAAGACTATAATTTCAATCAAATAAAAGATTTAGAGGACAAATATGTCAAACTAATAGTTGTAAATAAAAAAGACTTATATATGTTTGATAAGTTTGTAGACCAAGTTTTAACAGAATCAAAAGCACACGATGTTAAAATTATAGAGGACTTTTCAGACTTGAAAGCTGAGAATGTAAAAAATGAAATTATAGAAAATGCACAAGATACAATAACCTTATTGGATTCTTATGTTGAAGAAATAGATGTGAATAACTTAGATAAAAATAGACTCAAAACAATGTTAAAAGGATTGTATGTTGAGGCTAGTAATATGGAAATTTAGGAGTAAATAATGGTTGATATAGTTCCAAATGTTGTTTTTAAAACAAGAGTAAAAGATAATGATTGCACGGATTGTCCAAACCCATATAAGTGGGAAGATAAATCTACTGATGATTATTTTAGTGGTAAGAAAGTTGTTTTGTTTTCTTTGCCTGGTGCATTTACACCAACTTGTTCAACATATCAATTACCAGATTTTGAAGCTATGTATTCACAGTTTAAAGAAGAAGGAATAGATGACATTTATTGTATGTCTTGTAATGATGCATTTGTAATGAACAAATGGGCAGAACAACATAGTTTAGAAAATGTTAAAGTTATACCAGATGGTAATGGAGATTTTACTTCTGGAATGGGTATGTTAGTTAAAAAAGAAAATTTAGGTTTTGGTGATAGGTCGTGGAGATATGCGGCTATAATAAATGATAAAAACATTGAACATCTTTTTATTGAACCAAACAAAAAAGATAATGCAGATGATGACCCATATGGTGAAACCTCACCACAAAATATACTTCAGTATATTAAAAGTAATAAAGGAAAGTAAAATGAGAAACTTCTTATTTGTATTTACATTATTATTTGCAACAACTTTGTTTGCACGAGACCAAATTAAAATAGTAGGTAGTTCTACTGTATATCCATTTGCAACAACTGTTGCAGAACGATTTGGTAAGTCTAGTGGATTTAAAACACCAGTAGTTGAGTCAACTGGTTCTGGTGGTGGATTAAAACTTTTTTGTGCTGGTATGGGAACACAACACCCAGACATAACAAATGCATCAAGAAGAATAAAACAAACAGAAATAGATAATTGTAAAAAGAATGGTATCAAAGATATTACAGAAGTTAAAATAGGATATGATGGTATTGCGATTGCAAACTCAAAAAAAGGTGTTAACTTTCATTTATCAACAAGAGATTTATATCTTGCACTTGCAAAAGATGTACCAGCAGACATTGATGGTAAAACTGTTAAACCTAATCCATATAAAAAATGGATAGAAATAAATCCAACATATCCAGACTTACCTATTGCTGTTTATGGCCCACCTCCAACATCTGGTACTAGAGATGCACTTAATGAACTTGGTATTGAAAGGGGCTGTAAAACATATCCAGAGAGAAAAAAACTTAAAGAAAAAAATAAAGAATTATATAAATCTGAATGTCGTGCAATAAGAACAGATGGTGTATATATAGAAGCTGGTGAGAACGACAATCTAATAATTGAAAAATTAATAACAAACCCAGATTCATTAGGTATATTTGGTTATTCTTTTTTAGATGAGAATAGAGATAAAGTAAAGGCTGCAACAATTAATGGTGTTAGTCCAGAATTTGAATTAATTAGTAATGGTACATATCCTATTTCTAGGTCATTATGGTTTTATGTAAAAGATGCACACGCAACTGTGATTCCAGGCATTAGAGAATATGTGAAAGAATTTACATCCGATAAAGCAATAGGTGATGACGGATATTTGATAGGTAAAGGACTTATACCACTTAATGATTAAATTTAATGAAATAAAAGATATACACCCAAAGGGTTCTATTTGGTTAGGTGAAAATCGTAATAAAAATGATAAAACTCTTTTGCATAGTCAAGCATTATCTTTTCACGAGAATTTTCTTGATGTTGCAAAAGATGTTTTTACAAAAGATAAAAGCTTTGCAGATGTAACTGAACACGATTGGATGCAACCACTATTTGATAAACTAATGAAGTTATTAGAAGATGTTGGATTCGGTAAATATTATGTTGTACAAGCAGATTTAAACAAGGCTACTGATGTTCCATCACATTATCGTATGTTATATGTACCTTGTTGTTCTCCAGATTGTATAGACTTAGACATTCAAACTGGTGAGAAAGGCATTTTTAAACTACCACTCAAAGAGGGAAGTTTTATTGTAATGCCACCCAATTCTGGTATTAGAATTATTGCACCACCAGGCAAAATGTTTTTATCTTTGATTATGGGTATTTGTAAAGATGAGGATTGACAGCATACCATTGTTCCCAACAATGATTTACAAATTTCATATTGACCCAAACTTATATAATAAACAAAGTATAATTGATATTGTAGAAAAGAATTACCAAAAAAATAGTTATAGAAATAAGTTTGATAGTAATAGTGACATACATCATTCATATGCTGATTTTGACAATGATGATTACGATAAACCAGTTTTAGATAAACTAACAGATGTTTACAATAATACATTTACTGAATTTACTAAACAACTAAAATTTAAAAGGTTTGAATATAGTTTAGATAATATTGTTGCAACTAAAGGTTCTCAATATATGGCTCCACATAATCATTTACCAGTTGCAGACTATTCTTGTATTCATTATATAAAGTTTAATAAAGATGTTCATAAACCAACCACATTTAGAAATCCTAGTATGTTTGCTAAAAGTTTGCATCATATTAAACCTAAATTTAAACCTAGAATAAATGAAGTAGACTTTTCAATATTTTCTGAAAAACATTTTGTTTTGACAACAGAAGATGATATGATAATTATACCATCTTACTTAGAACACCAAGTAGATAAATCATATAATGACGAAATGAGAATAACTATCGTTACGAATTTAATAGTAAATGACTAAAATGATTATAACAAAAAATGATATATTATCAGAGGAAGATAGGCTTCTTATAGTAAAAGATATACAGTATGAGTTAAAACATAACCCTACTCCAAATAAAATGAAACCTTTATATCAAACAAAGGTTGACATACACAGAAAATATGTTAAAATACATAAACATTGGGATAATTTTTTCAAATCAATATATGATATGTTTATCTTAAACAAGATAGGATTTGGTGCATTTACGATGTGTTGGGGTATGAAACAATCTAAAGAAACGATTAATATGTATCACACACACCAGAAAGCAGACACTAACGAAAGTCCAGATTTAAGTATCATATATTATGCACAAAATAAATATCCTAAGTATGGAACTTATATAGGTATTGGAGATATGAAAGAAGGTGTGCAAAATTCACTTGTAGTTTTTGATGCAAGTATTCCACATAGAGCTCCAGATTTACCTAAAGAAGTTTTAGAAGAAGAAGACAGAATAATAATCGCAATGGATTACATATATGACTAAAAAATACATACACATAAATCAACACAAGATTCGTGCAAATAAAAAACACGGAACAAATGAAGCAGTAATTACTATCAAAGAAGGTCGTAAAAATACTTATTGTCATAGTGTTGAAATACTAGGCCCATCTAAATTATTTTATGGTGGTAATGATAAACCAATTCTACCTTGTGGTGCAAGAGTTGTTATTGAAACAGAAAGTGATTTAAAGATTGATAATAAAGACTATTGATTGGAAAGTTGCAACTCTTTTCGTTCAAAAAAGACATTATAGTGCAGTTATGCCTAGACTAACTAAACATTGGTTAGGTTGTTATCAAAATGAAAAGTTAGTTGGGGTAATAACTTTAGGTTGGGGAACTAGACCTAAACATACCATACAAAAAATATTTCCAGAATTAGATACAAAAGATTATTATGAAATAGGAAAAATGTGTATGGATGAAGATATGCCTCGTAATTCTGAATCTCAAATGTTATCAAAAACATTAAGTTATATACGAGAAAATTTATCCAATATAAAATATCTTTATACTTGGGCAGATGGTATTGTTGGTAAGCCTGGATATGTTTATCAATCTGCAAATTTTTTATATGGTGGATTTGTTTGGACAGATGTTTATATTTTAGATGGGGAAAAGGTACATCCAAGAACATTACAAGGACAATTACCAAATGATGATGGAATGAAGTATGGACACAGACCTAATTCCGAACAACTAAAAGAAATGAAAATTACTAGAGTTTTTGGTAAACAGTTTCGTTACATATATCCTATGAATAAAACATATAGAAAGTATCTTAAAAAATCTACTATGAATTGGAATTTAGACTATCCAAAAGATAAAGACTTGGAATGGAAAGTTAAAAAACCAGAGGACGAGAAATATACTTTGACAAAGGTAATGCCGTTCAAACAAGATAGTGGTAAAGTAAAACATAACTCTACTAATGTAAATAAAGTTGCAGATAAGTATGGAACAGCAAGTTTGGAGGAATTCATTTGATAATATTTAAGAAAGTTAGATGGAAAAATTTATTATCTACTGGTAATTATTTTTTAGAAGTTGAATTAGATAGAAGCCCTACAACACTCATAGTCGGAGAAAATGGTTCTGGTAAATCAACAGTTCTTGATGCACTATGTTTTGTACTATTCAATAAACCATTTAGAACTGTGAGTAAGTCACAACTAATTAACTCTATCAATTTAGGGGGAACTATTGTTGAGATAGAATTTGTAATACAAAAAAATAACTTTAAAATTATTCGTGGTATGAAACCAAATATATTTGAAATATATTGTAATGGTCGTATGATGAATCAAGATGCAAATGCATTAGATACACAAAAGATATTAGAACAACAAATCCTTAAATTAAATTATCGTTCATTTACTCAAGTTGTAATCTTAGGCTCATCTACATTTGTTCCTTTTATGCAATTAAGAAGTAAAGATAGAAGAGAAGTAGTAGAGGATATATTAGACATTAAGATATTCTCATTAAG